AAAGAATTTACCACGCCTCGCAGACTCAGAGGCTCAGTTAATGTAGGAGGATAATTATGGCAATCGGCTCAACAATGGCAGCAATAGCGGCAATTACCGCAGCAACAGGTTTTGCAGCAAGTTCTATTATATCAGCATCAAATCAACCGGACACACCAGAACCACCGAAACCGCCAGAACCACCAAAGGTAGAGGACGCACAAAAACAAGCCAAAGACGACCTTAAAAGACGACAGGGTGCGGTAGGAAAACAACAAACAATAAGTGCAGGTTTATTAACCGAGGAAGCTGATACTAAGAAAAAGACCTTATTAGGCGGATGATTAGAAAACCTCAACTATCAGATACTAAAGACCTAGTAAACCTATGCAGGTTATTCTGGGAAGAAAGCCTGAAAGAATACGGTCTAGGCTGGAATGAAGAGGACGCAACACAGACAGTAATCAACTTTATAAATACTCTTAAGTCTTTAGTACTAGAAAAGGACGGAAAAGTAGTTGGCGTAGTAGCAGGGATAGTTGTACCGAGCTTTTTTAACCATAAAAGCAAGATATTCACAGAGGTTATCTGGTATGTTTTGCCTGAATATAGAAGATACGGGCTTAAATTATACGCTGTACTAGAACAAACTCTTAAAAATCAGGGCATTAACAAGATAACAATGATAAATATGAGCAACTCAAAAGCAGGTAAGATTGGCAAATTCTATCAGAAGAAAGGCTATCAGTTTATGGAGACAATGTGGGTGAAAAGTTTATGACAACAAAGGAAAAAAGAAGGTTATATAACAAAAAATATTATAAAGAACACGCTGAAAAAGCGAAAGCATATGCAAAGGAATATCGTAAAAATAACAAAAAGGTTCGCAAAGTATGGAGAGAAAAGAATAAAGAAAAAATAAGAATACAGTCAAAAAAACGATGGGAGAAATACTCTAAAGATAACCAATTCATAGAAAAGTTACAAGAATATCGGAAGAATAATAGGGGGAAAAAGAGAAAACAATTGAGAGAATGGAGAAAGAATAATTCTCTAAAAGTAAAAATATATAGCCAAAAGGACAATTTAAGAAGAAGAAAAGCAGGGAAGGTAACAACAGCGTTATTGCAGTTAGTGTATGAAAGAAATATTAAGAGATTTGGACGACTTACTTGTTATCTTTGTGGATTGCCTATTCAACTTGGGGAAGAACACTTAGAACACAAGATACCTGTTTCCCGAGGTGGGACGAGTGTTTACGAGAATTTGGGGATAGCTTGTGCTTCTTGTAATAGTTCAAAACACACCAAGACAGAAGAGGAATATAGAAAATATATGGAGAATAAGGAGATAAATTATGCAGCGTGAAAAACAAATAACAAGCAGGCTTGAGGAACTAAGAGAAAAAAGACAAAACTGGGAGTCTTTCTGGCAAGACTTGATGAAATACTGTATCCCCCGCAAGGCGAAGGTAAACACAACCAGAGTCCCCGGAACTAAACTATATGATGATATATACGACTCAACAGCAGTAACAAGCTCTCAAGTCCTAGCAGCAGGCTTACACGGTTACCTCACAAACCCTTCAAGCAAATGGTTCTCCTTACAAACTCAAGACAAGTCCTTAATGCAGGACCAAGATGTCAAGATGTACTTCAAACAAGCTGAGGATAAGATATTTGATGTATTAAACGGCTCTAACTTCTCACAGATGATATTTGAAACCTACCACGAGTCAGGCGTTGTGGGAACTGCTACTCTTTATGAGGAAGAGGACGAAAAGGATGTAGTAAGGTTCTATTCCCGTCCGGTAAGGGAGATATTTATAGACGAGGACTCAAGCGGGAGAGTTAACACGGTTTACCGAGTATTTGAGCTAACAGCAATCCAAGCCTATGAAAGGTGGGGCGATGACTGCTCAGATAAGGTCAAAAAGGACATAAAAAACCAGAAATACGGACAGAAATACACCTTTATCCACGCAGTAGAACCAAGAGAGATAAGAGACACCTCAAAAGCAGATAGCAAGAACTTTCCTTTCCGTTCCGTGTATATGGATGCAAAAGAAGAGAAAATAATGAGTGAGAAAGGGTATTTTGAGTTCCCTTACTTTGTAGTCAGGTTTAATAAATTAAGCGATGAGACCTATGGATATTCTCCGGCGATGACTGTATGGTCTGATATTAGAATGATTAACCGAATGAGTAAGACTATTATCCGCTCTGCTCAGAAGATTGTAGATCCACCGATAGTATTACCCCACGATGGTTTCTTACTACCGATTAAGACCCAACCAAATGGGATAAATTACAGGACTTCCGGCTCAGGCGATGACAAGATAGAACCTCTAAACACAGGTGCAAATATTCCCGTTGGTATGGAAATGGAACAACAACGCAGGGAAGTTATAAAACAAGCCTTCTTTGTGGACTTATTCTTAATGATGCAGAGAGAAAAGGCAAATATGACCGCAACCGAGGTAATTCAGAGAGTAGAAGAGAGAATGTTAGTTCTTGGACCAATCCTCGGCAGGTTAATGAGTGAGTTACTTGACCCGATAGTTACAAGAACATTCAATATCTTACTAAGAAAAGGACTCTTACCGCCACCACCTGAAAGACTAGCCCAAAGACCTTACTCAATAGAATACATCTCTCCACTAGCTAAGGCACAGAAGTCAAGTGATTTAAGAGCATTGACTAACACCTTACAAATCATAGGCGAGATGGCTCAGGTTAAACCTGAAATATTAGATGTAATCAACGGTGATGAGACGGTAAGGCAAATTGCAGATATTAACGGAACTAACCCTAAAATCATTAACAGTCCGGAGATAGTCCAGAAGATTAGGCAACAAAGAGCAGAAATGCAGGCAAAGGTACAGCAAATGGAGATGCTGAAAACGGGTGCGGAAACCGCAGAAAAAGCCACAAAGGCAGAGAAAAACTTAAAAGAAGGGAGGTGATATGAAGCTAGACAGAAGAGCTATCGAAAATCTAAAGCAGTTACAAAGCGATTACAAAAAAGTATTCGATAGCGATGCAGGTAAAAGAGTTCTCGATGATTTACAAAGGAGAGGTTATCTCCACACCACAACCTTAGCGGATAACCAATTAAAGATGGCTTACCGTGAGGGAATGAGGTCAATGGCATTGCATATAAAAACAATGCTTGAATATGATTTTGAACAAGTAAGAAAAAGAATAAAGGAGGCAGATAATGGCTGAAAATCTTGACCAACAAGTTGACAATCAAGACCAGCAGGATACGCAGGTTAACCAAGATACACAAGTTAACGACACACTAAATACTCAACCCGACTGGAAAGCAAACCTTTCCGATGAGTATAAACAAGACCCGGCATTAGAGAAGTTTAAGGATATAAACGGGCTAGCAAAAAGCTACAAGAACCTAGAGAAACTAGTAGGCAGAGAGAAACTTCCAATCCCACCGGAGAACGCAAGCAAGGAAGATTGGGATTTAGTTTACTCTCGCTTAGGCAGACCGGGAAGCCCAAACGAATACGAGCTACCAGAGGAAACTGTAAACAAAGTTCCTCCTGAGCTAAGAAATGAGGAAGAACTAAAAGAGTTCAACAAAGCAGCCCACGAGGCAGGCTTAACAGGTCAGCAATATCAACAGATTATGGACTGGTATTACGACCAAACAGGACAAAAGCTCGGTAAAATGCAACAGGAAAAAGACCAAGCTAAACAAAAAGGCGAAACAGCCCTAAGAAAAGAATGGGGAAAAGCCTTTGATAGCAAACTACAACTAGGCGAGAAAGTCCTAGATGAGTTCGGCTCAGATGACCTAAAAGCAAAGATTAAACAAAACGGTCTAAACAACGACCCAGAGTTTATCAAGTTCCTCTCTAAAGCAGGCGAAGGCTTGTCAGAGGACACTATAAGCGGAAAGCCTAAAGGTGCGTTAATGACACCAGAGCAGGCTCAACGCGAGGTGGCAAAAATAATGGGTGACCAAAAGCACCCTTACTGGAACAAGGACCACGCAGAACATAAATTCGCTGTTGAAAGAGTAGAACAACTCAATTCAATGGCTTATCCAGAATAGAAAGCAATAGACAAGCGAAAGCCCTACTGCTTTCTATAGTTTTTAAGGACAACTCCCAACGGAGCCCACAAGTTTAGTAATGAGACCTTTTTTAAGATAATCTCAACAGGTTTAACACTTTAACAGGAGGTGAGTAAAATGGGAGCAATAACCACAGCCATGGTTAAGATGTTTGCATCAAATGTTCAGCATCTTGCTCAAGCAAAAGGGTCTCGCCTTAGAAATGCAGTTAGGGTTGAAACAGGCGTAGTAGGTGAAGAGGCTTACTTCGACCAAATCGGCTCAACAGCAGCAATCAAGAGGACAACTCGCAATGCCGATACTCCTTTGATTGAGGCAGACTTTCAGAGACGCAGGGTTTCTATTTATGATTATGAATGGGCAACTCTAGTGGACAAACAAGACAAGAGGAAGCTAAAGATCACCGACCCTTCAAGCGACTTAGCAATGAGTGCAGCTTGGGCATTAGGTAGAGCAATAGACGACTCTATTCTTGATAACGCCACAGGTACAGCTTACACAGGAAAAGCAGGCGGAACTTCAACAACTTTGCCATCAGCACAGAAGATTGGCTCAAGTTCAACTGCTTTAACCTTAGCTAAGTTAAGAGAAGCAAAGAAAATCTTAGACGCAAACGATGTTGACCCAGATGAACCTCGTTACATTGCGGTCAATGCAGAAAATGTTTACACAATGTTAGGTATCTCACAGATGACATCTGCTGATTATAACAGTGTAAAAGCATTGGTTGCTGGGGAAATTAACACTTTCTTAGGTTTCGAGTTCATTATGACCAACAGGCTTAACACAGGAACTAACTCTGATGAGAAAGCCGCAGTTTGCTGGGCTAAGAATGGACTTCTCTTAGCAGTTCAGCAGGACATTACTGCTAATATCGAAGATAGAGCCGACAAGAGTTATTCAACTCAAGTCTATCTATCTATGGGTATCGGTTCAACAAGAATGGAAGAAGATAAAGTGGTTCAAATTGACTGTGATCAGTCTGGAATCTAATAGGAGGTAAATTATGGCTTCAGTAAACGGTGTAAATTATGCCAAAACTGCCGATCCTACTTCTTCTAATATCCTAGATAGAGCAGTAGTCGGCGGAAATGTAAAAGTAATGTTTGATACTTATGAAGCAGCTTCTTTAGCTAGCGGAACAACTATCAAAGTAGGAAAAGACTTACAAGATGGCGTTAGAATTTTAGATGTGTGGGTGATAACTGATGATATGGGTGTAGCAGGTTGCACTATATCAGTTGGTGATTCAGACACAGCAGATAGGTATATTTCTGCAACGAGTGTAGGTAGTGCCTCAAGATTTGATTTAGATACAATCGGTGGTTTCGGCTACGAGATTGGTACAAACGATGGGGATAACACTATTTTACTTACAACAGGAACTACATCAACAACAGGATTACAGACAGGGACCATCAAGGTAGCAGTACTTTACAGCGAAAGTTAAGAAGATTTAGGGGTGGGTCTTTATTGACCTGCCCCTTTCTTTATTATGAGTTACTTATTATTAAATAAAGAATTAACAGAAGCACACGAACTGGAAGGAAAGTATAAGGGTCAGTTAATCATCACAGGCTCATCAGAGTGTTTGTGGAGTGATTATCTAAAAGCAATAGACCTAACAGAAAAGGAAGATTTGATGTGTGTTAATTTATCAGCTATATGTTTTCATC